GACTCCTGCGAGAGGCTGGTATCAGGCTCCTGATGGCGGGGGCGGCGGCGGCAGCACACCCGGAGGTGGTCCCGGTCATGGAGTAGGGGAGGCAAGTCCCCATCGAGATCCCGGTAGCGGAGAATCTGTCTTCATTAACGGCACTAAGAAACAAGAGTTCTTTTCATTAGGTATTGAGAAGTTCTCCCCCAGTTTTAACACCGGATCATCCTCTAGTGGTTCTGGGCCTCGCTCTAAGGGCGGCTCAGGTGGACATGGGACAGGACAAAGTAGCGGTAAATGAATGATGCTCTGAATGATTTCCGTAACTTCCTGTATCTGTGCTGGGATCACCTGAATCTACCTGATCCCACCCCGATCCAGTACGATATTGCTCAATATATCCAGTCTGGACCTAAGCGTAGGTGTATTCAGGCGTTCCGGGGTGTGGGTAAGTCATGGATTACTTCTGCTTACGTGTGTCACCAGTTACTTATGGACCCAACCATAAACATTCTGGTGGTATCCGCATCTAAGCAGCGGGCTGATGACTTCTCCACGTTTACCTTGAGGCTTATCCAAGATATGGAGATCTTGAGGCATCTTATGCCCCACGATAACCAGAGAAACTCCAAGATCGCCTTCGATGTGGGTCCCTCTCTGGCCTCCCATGCACCATCGGTGACCTCTAAGGGGATCACATCGCAGATCACAGGCTCTAGGGCCGATCTAATCGTGGCAGATGATGTTGAATCATTAACAAACTCTGCTACTCAGTCCATGAGAGACAAGTTATCCGAGGCAATCAAGGAGTTTGATGCTGTCTTGAAGCCCGGAGGGAACATTCTGTACCTCGGGACCCCTCAGACAGAGATGAGTATCTATGCATCCCTCCCTGAGAGAGGCTATGAGGTCAAGATCTGGCCCGCTAGAATACCCACGGAGAAGCAAAGGGATAAATATGGTGAGAAACTAGCCCCCTTATTGATCGATAGGGTTGCTGAGGAGGCTGGTGAGCCTACGGATCCCGGTAGATTCGATGAGTTTGACCTACAGGAACGTGAGGCTTCCTATGGTAAGAACGGGTTTGCCCTCCAGTTCATGCTGGATACCACACTCAGTGATCAAGATCTATATCCATTAAAGTTGGCTGACCTTATTGTCATGGGGGCCAACCCCGACAAGGCTCCTGAGAACCCCATTTGGTCCTCGGCTCCTATGCTGGCTCTTAATGATATACCCTGTGTTGGATTCGCTGGAGACAGATACTATAGACCTATGGAAATCCAAGGTCAATGGGTCCCCTTCAGTGGTAGTGTCATGAGCATCGATCCTGCGGGCCGTGGAGCCGACGAGACAGCCTTCAGTGTTGTCAAGGCCCTCAATGGCTACTTATATTTGGTGGCCTCAGGCGGCCTCTCAGGCGGCTACACGGCAGATGTCCTTGAGGGCCTCTCAGAGATAGCCAAGAAGCATCAGGTGAAAGAGATACTGATTGAGTCAAACTTCGGTGATGGCATGTTCAACGCCTTGTTGCAACCAGTTCTCAAGAACATATACCCATGTACACTTACTGAGGTACGTCACAATACCCAGAAGGAACGACGGATATTGGATACCTTGGAACCTGTCATGATGCAGCACAGGCTGTGTGTAGATACCAAGGTTATTGAGGATGATTACAATGAGACCAAGGGGAAGCCCAATGGACTCAAGTACTCATTGTTCTATCAGATGACTCGGTTGACCCGCCACAAGGGGTCCCTTGTCCATGACGATAGGTTGGATGTATTATCGATGGCTGTTGCCTATTGGACCGAGCAGATGGCTCAGGATGCCAAGGAACGCATGTCAATACGAAAGGAAGAGGTTCTCGATCAGGAACTGGAGAGGTTCATGGACTCCGCTGTAGGTCGAAAGCCCCGAGGAATAACATGGATGAACTCAGAGACATAGCACTGGCTACCTGTAGGCTCTATGAGTTGTACTTGCTGGACGAAGCGAGTCACCAACAGTTGGCCCAGAAGATGGAAGAATTATACGATATAGCAAGCCATGAAAATTAATTGGCTGACTATAGGTAAACCCCCCTCCTTAGGACCCCTAAGGACCTCTTAAAATTAATACTAATAAGATAATAATAACAGGAACCTTAGGGGTCCTAAGGAGAGGGGTTATGGATCTAATACTAGTGACATGGAAGGACATTACAGGATGTGACGGATCTTGGATGTCTTTGGATGAGGCTCAGGAGATGTATCCGGGACCTATGGAGACCGTTGGTTGGCTCCTCAAGGAGACCCCAGAGTACATCGTCGTGGCATCCTCAAGGGATACTGAAGAGGATACCGTGGGTTCCGTGACGGCTATCCCTAAGTCAGTCATCGTGAATATAAAGAGGATCTTGAGGGATCTTGAGGGATCTTGAGGGTAATTTAGTAGAAAAATATGAGACCCTACCCCCCATCTCCCCAAACCCCTCTTCCCCCCTAGGGGGTCCACTGGGGGCTGGTGTATGTATATATATACGTGGGGTCTGATATATATATATTTATACCGGACATGCTAGTAATGTATACTATCCCCTTGCTGCTACTGCGTGTCAATAGCAATAGCCACTAATGACAATCTATTGCCAATAGGACC